CTCAAAGAGAAACCACGACCAACTCGTGGTAGCTGTACTGTTTTTCCCAACCAATATTTCTTTAAGGCGGCTTGGTTGGAACTGCACGGGCAGTGGGGACTCGCAAAGCAAAGAGCGTCGGTCTTTTCCACCCAAATCAGTCAAGGGTGGTGCTAGCTGTGGACAAGGCTACTCCGAAAGTGGTTCGGGACCGGGCCTATGTCTATTCTCCGTTTAAGGGACGGGCTCCTGTCGTCTGTTCTACGCTGCTTCAACCTCCAGGGCATCATTCACCTGGAAAATGTTGATGGAGCGCGCGCCGCTCATGAGAGCGGTGGTGGGTCCCATATCCAACAAGGCATTGCTACCTGTGACCACGAAGAGTCCGCACCAATTCCACCAAGTACCGCCCGTTGTGACGACGGATTTGACGGTGGAAGCGTGCTCTACAGGAAAAGTAATGTTCACGTTGAAGGAACCTCCCAAAGGAACGGTGGCAGCATCAGTCGTACCGTCAGAGTGGAAACTGTACGCAATGATGAATTTGCCAGAGGTGATGGAAGGTGGGAAAGCGAAGCGCAACTGTGCTTCATTTAAGTCAAAAACAATCCCCAGATCATTGTGTACTGGAGAGAAGTGCCACAAAAGACTCTCACCAACGGTGAGGTCGGTGGTTGACGTGAAGTACGAGTACGGTCGCAAGGATGCGGCGGGGACGAGTTGCTTCTTATAGAAGGTGATATCGTAAGTCACCCACAACTCGCCGAGTGTAACGCTAGCGGTGCTCATACCCTGCGTGGCGATTTGAAATCGAGCCAAGTTATGCAGGTTATTGGACGTGTCGCTGCCAGACCCGGTGCCTGTGTAAAGCACACGTGCGGGTCGCTCGGTGGCAGCGCATTCGATGCCGTGCAACATGGAAGCACTCGCGGCAGTGGAGATAGCGTAGCCGGAGTTTTCCATTTCTGATTTGGAAGCATAGAGAGGGTCGGCAAAGTCGTAGTCAGCAGCGGTAACGACCACTCCTAAGGCCTGGGTAGACCCGTTGAAGTTGGACGAAGTGCTGACATACTCAAAGACAATGCCGTGTGGCTCCCATTGATCAAAATTGTTGGCAAATTGCGATAGCCATGGGAACGTCGTAGGATTGGACGGGTTAACAATGTAGGACGTGTTGTTGAACGCGGAAGAGGCTCCAACCAGCGACGATCCGGAGATGACGTCACCGATGTACTCTCGTTCTCGGATCCTAATCCCACGCCGACCATCCGGCGCGAAAGTTGGCATCACAGGGCCTGCAGCGGTCGAGGTAATGAGGGAGTTGGCACGCATGTCATAATCGCCTGAACCAACCAGGCGAGTATATGCTTTGTTTGCCAAAGTGCGGCCCAAATCAGGCTGGCCAAAACGAGCACCAATAGCAGTCCCGGCACCCGAGACAACCTGGCGCGCAACGGCCGAGGTTGCGGCGGTCCGAATGGCGTTGCGGACCGACTTCGGGATCTTAAAATCCCCGCTCCCAGTGACCAATTGGTGCTGGGGAACATTCTGCGCACGACGAGATGCGCGACGACGGTTTCTCTGTTGTTTAACAGGCATGTTACAAGAAAGGACAACACAAAGGACAAGTGTTATGATACTTAAGGTAAACAAAAGGAGGTACTAATAAGGTACGAAAGCGGTAGGTATGTTACAAGAAACAAACACGAACCCACTAGGAGTCTCGTCGGAGAATCCTAGGAGCCCACGCCACGCTGATGACGACCGGGAAGGTGTGCAGCTGGGAAAGCAACTCGCAGAAATGCAGATGGTCGGCGCGGGTCAGACCGTATCTGTTCTCGAGGAACGGCCACACATCAGGGGAAGTCTCGTGGCGGCGGGCCACGTGCATCTTGTAATCCGCCTCAGGGATCACCTTTCGCCGTTTTGTAACGGGCAATATTCTCAAAATGGTCTGGAGAAACTCACGTGCGAACGGGACGTGCCACATGTCATCAAGGCACACCGAGGCTACGGATCGAAGGTCCTCAAAGGGTTTCTCGATCTTCCAACCAAATTTGGTGATCATCCGCCCCAGTTTGGGGGCGGGTATAAAGCCATCCATGCTGGGATACATGAGTTTGCTACAAAACTCAAAATCCCACAGGTTCTGGGAGATGGAAGCTTCAACGGGGAACCCGAGGCGAGCAGCTCTAGCTCGAAACTCCTCGATCTCAGGCTCCACAGCGCTCAACATGCCCAAGTCATCGCCTGAAACGGATCCCGCAGCATTCTCACCAATGATCATGGGGCGAATTGGGGTCTTGCAGGCATAGACGGTCACTTCAACATTCTGCTCGGTGTTGCCGACAGAAGTTTGTGCATCGCCGGAGGCACGACGGAACTCAACTTTCACCATCCAGCCATTCATCGATAGCCCAGTGAACCTTTCACCCTGTGTGACCGCACCCAAAGCTTTGCCTTGGAGACCAAGACGCTTCCAACGGCGTCGCTCTCCAACGATGGCAGGTTTATTATAATTGGCATCCTGGCGTACAGTGTCGCAGATCAGGAACCAAATATCAGGGCCTAGGCGGAAGTACCAGTAGGTGAACCAATGCCCCAAGACTTCGCAACTACAAGCACCATATAAAATGGGGGACTCGCCAGTCCAAGCCTCTTGCATGCGCAAGCCCATAGCGTAGAAGAAAGGGCCGGTTCGCGAGAGGCGGATGTAGCTGCTGCTGATGATGGAGCGCGGGGTGCCAAGCTTGCGCCAAGTCAACAACTCCTCGTCGAATATGTACTCCATGCGTACCTCTCCTTTGATAAAGACAGCGCGTCGATTGTCGCGTCGGGAGAGTGGCCCACCATCATGTGCATCCACTTCAGCGCGGATTGCTGCGCGTCGGCGAGCGGACTGGTATTTGGCCAGCCAGCGCTCGAAAGCGACACGCCCACGATAGACGATAGGTCCAGCAGCCTCAAGAAGGCGGCGTGGCTCGGAAGCATCATAGAGAGCATGCGCCTCGGCCCACGCAAGCAAATTCGGGGGAGGGCGCTCTATGAGGAGGCGTTGAGTGATGGCGGCTTCCTCGGTGGTGGCGGTGCCGAGGTAGTAAGACGGGGCCAGCTGATCAAAGCCGATGGTTCGCAGGACAAGGCGGGGCCTGCGACCCTTGAAGGGCTGCTGGAAGACAAGGAAAATCGCCTCATCAGGGTGAGTCGTCTCTTTGAACTTCTTCGGTGCAACCTCAGTCTCGCCAGGGAGGTAAAGGGCAGGAGGGTAGTGGATATCCTGACTGGTAGGAGGGGAAACGCGATCAAACCAGAGGTACCACATGAGTCGCAGGGCACCAACCCCATGTTGCGCAACCAGGCCAGCGAAGTACAACTGGGCAGCTGGGGAGGCATTGGAGTAGAGGGTGCCAATGGGGCCGATCTCACATGGCAGGAACATCGACATTGGCAACTCAACGATGGGGTTCTGTCGGATGATCTCGCGGACAGACTCCTGCATGGGCATGGTGATGAACATGTGGACACCGATGGCAACTGCGTTGTTCATCATATGACAAGCGACGCCAAGGGGGAGGGGGCAAGCTGCCCACGCAATATGCATCACACCCACAGGAAGGTGAGTAACCCAAGCATCATAACCATGACCAACAATTGGGAAGGGGTCAAAGAGGCCCAACCGCTCACAACTCTCGTAGACGCCAAAAGCAGCGCCAGAGATGGCGTTGCCGGTCTCACGAGAGACGCCGAGAAGCTTCGTGGTATAATACCCAACAAACCGTTTGAAACGCTCCTCAAGATACGGTGCGAAAAACACGGCGTAAATGAAGAAGGGGTGGACGTCCCGACCAAACAACACCAGCGACCCAGTGGTGGGCGCGGGGGGGCGGAACGACTGCATCAAACTGGTTGGGACAGGGAAGCGGGGCGAGATGGTTGGCAGCTGCGGTGCGGAAGGCAGATTTGGGAGGCGTGCTCTGAGGTTGAGAGCCCTCGTGTACCCAGTTTGCAGGGTAAGCGCACCAATGCCACCAACTCCCAGTACGGTGAGGGTGAAGAGGAATCCGCCCAGGTTGAACGTGGGGGCGAAGCTCCGAATCATATCGGCCTGCAGGGTCCACAATTGACCCCAAACCCGGGTGCCATGCGCAATGAGCTGCGTCTCGAGCGAAATGGTCTCGGACATAGCCAGCATGGCGGTTATGAGGGCTGCCTCAGCTTTCAGCCCCTCAGGCATATGCGTTCCACGTTTGCCGTACAGATCCAGAGCGCGATTGTGAAGCTCTTTGTACGTAGTCGCATCCCTATTGCGCACGCCAGCGTAGGCAGACAAGGAACCGAGAATATGTCGAGAGAGGGGGACATATGACTCAGTCGTGCCAAACACAAAGGCGACACCACGAAAGAGGAGGACTCGGTCGAGTTTGATCTTCTGGAACTCAATCGGGACAAGTCCTTTCTCTGTGGGGTACGCCATGGGCGGTAGGGACATCATGGGAAAATTGCGATCGGGAGCACTTAGAGCGAGTTTGTAAGTGGCGATTGCATTTTCCATGTCGTGTCGGGCTGCAACTTGAATCTCGTAGATGTGGTGATCACCAAAGAAATCCCGGCGCTTGGCAACGATCATAACGTCGTTGCGGCCAGGGATGTACAGGTAGCCGCGCTCCACCCAATCAATGTGCCCGTGCTGATACGGCAACTCATTGACCACCTCAAAAACAACGTCGGTGTTATTAGGTCGGTACCAGAATGCCTCACCGCCAATGAGGGCGCCGCTGATGTCAGGAAAAGAGTGGACAACAGCGAACAGCTTCTTAGAGGTGGTGCGGGTGATGATGGTGTGAATTTGGTGTGCATCGAGATAATAAAGGGAGTGGATAGCGATGGCGCTATGGAAAGGGCCATGCTCACACGCTTCTCCCATCTCTTCACACCAATTGATTGGGGCTCCGGCTTCGGTGCGGGGGTACGAGAATGCTCGTCCTGCATCACGAGGCGACAAAACCGGGCACGCGGACCAAACGTTGTCACGGTGGTTTCGGTGATGTCGAGCAGGGCTGCCGCCAACATCCAAGATGCGGGCGTCACGAGGGATCTGGTTGCAAACCCAGCGCTCAGCGATCGCACGACCCAAAGCGATGAAACCATGGGTGTGGGGTGAGCGACTCACGAGAACTGGCTCGATACGATAATGGCGGCGAATGAGGGCAGCCATCGCGTCGTCGAACTCAAAGGGAACGTCGTAAGGGGGCAGGCGACGTCGGTTATCCTGAGCCGGTCGAGGGGTAGGCTCAGAAGCAACGGTTCGCGTGTCGTCTCCAGTCTGATTTCCTCTCTCAGAACCGGGGGTGGCTTCTCGCGGCGCGGATCGCGCGGCGGGGCGCCCGCCGTCTCGGCGGGCGTTGTCTCGCTGACGTGTGTCATCGCGGCGGCGCCGGACCTCTGCAAGGGGAGGAAGTCTGGCGCCACTCTGAGCACGCTCTAGAGCGGCATCAGAGACTTCGGTTGGTGACATTTCATTCTCCCAGTCATATGCCCTGGGGAGGGCACGTTGGGCAATTTCGTCATCCGTCCGAAAGCCCCCAGGAGCAAAGTATGCATCCTGGGAATCAGCGTCCCACTGATCAAAGTCAGGGGGGAATCTGTGGTTGCCTGGAAGGGATCGTGCAACCACGGGTTGGGAACCAGTGGTTCCCTGTGCGCTACCTCCACGTGCGCGCCGTCCGGCGGGGCGGGAGGTAGGGTTTGCTCGTGCGACCTGCGGGGCCCTGTCAGCTGAACTAGCTGCCGGCGGGTTAGCCCGGGGTGCACGAGTGCCGTTTCTGCGTCTGCCGGCCGGGACACCGCCCGGACCATCAACAAAAACAGCCGTCGGCAGCGTAGCATTCGCTGCCGAGGGGGGAGCCGTACCGCGACCACGAAAGAAGGCAGCACGCGCAGTGCGGTCTCTTCGTGGTGGTTGCTGCGGCGCAACTACAGCCAATGGAACATTGCCCCCTCCCGCATTCCCAGTTCCGGGGGTAGCGAGGTGTGCGTAGACATCCTCAACCGCCACGCGAGCGTGGGGGTTGTACATGCTTTCGGGAGGGACCGAAGTGGTCCGAGGGGCAAGAGGGTCCATGGGTGGTGCTCGGCTCAATCTCTAACTCGTTAGGAGGCTTATTTCGATAAGACTTTGGTTTGGAAACAGTAG